ACAGACGGTGACAGCATGGCAGCATTAACTAATTCGCGGAACACACCTGAACTCGGAGACGGCGGCCGGATCCAAGTCTACCCAGTCGAGGCGAACACTACTATCTACCTGGGCAGTATCGTCGCGTTGAATGGGAACGGTAATGCCGTGCCTGCCTCGAGCACACCCGGTCTGAAAGTGATCGGTCGCGCCGACATGGTCAGCAACGGATTCCCCGGCCAGGACGCAGTCAATAATCCAGGTGCCGCCGGCGCAATCGCGATCGTGGTTCGGCGCGGCGCGTTTATGTATGGAGTCAACGACGCCTCCATCGGAGCACCGCAAGTCGGACTGACCGCGTTCGCGGTGGACGACAGCTCTGTTTCGTTGTTTGACGGGAGCGGGGCGACAGCGGTGACCGCTCAGATCACGGCTTTCCCGGCCGCAGCGTCAGCACAGATCATCAGCTTGGGTCATGAGAACGTGAGCAGCGTAAAAGTGCACAGCACCGCCGCGGGTGGGACTGTCTACACTGAAGGCACTGACTATGCGGTTAATTTTCAAACTGGACTGGTGATGCTGATCAATGGCGGCGGCATCGCGGCAGGGGCAACGGTATATGTCGATTACAACTGGGGACCACCGACTCGAAGCGCCGCCGGCCGGATAGTAAGAATCGACCCGACCGGCCAGGTTTGGATTGACTTCTGGCACCAGGGAGTAGCGGCTATCTGAGCGCAATCCGCTTGCAGCTATGGTTTTCGGAAAACATATCGTCCCGACAGTTCAAGTGCGCTCAGCGCGGAGTAAGAAGTAATGGAAATAACCGCAGGAAATCTCACTGCCCTGTTTACCGGATTTGACATTATATTTCAGCGCGGGTTCGAGAAGCCGCCGTCGTATTATGAAAAGATTGCGACGGTGGTACGTTCGACCTCGAGGCAAACCACCTACCCATGGCTCGGCCGGACGACGAAGTTCCGCGAATGGCTGGGCGATCGTGTCATCCAGGCATTGGAAACCCACACCTACACCATCGTCAACAAAGACTTTGAAGATACGATCAGTATCAGCCGGAATGATATCGAGGACGATACCTACGGCGTATACGAGCCGGTGATCGAGCAACTGGGATGGGACACGAAAGTACATCCGGACTCATTGTTGTTCACCATGCTCAATAACTCGGTCAGTAACCCGCCGAGCGTAGTGGCTTTTGACGGACAGCCGTTTTTCTCGGCCACCCATCCGGTGGGACCGCTGAGCGCGCCGGGCGACGTGCGCGACAGCGTGGCGTCGAATATCAACACGTCCGGGAGCGGACCTTTCTGGTATCTGGTCGATGCATCGCGCGCAATTCGCCCATTCATTTTCCAATTACGCCGCGAATACGCAGTGACGCGGATGGATACGTTGAACGATGAAGCGGTATTCAACCGCCGAGAGTACCGATTTGGCGTGGACGGGCGCGCGAATACCGGAGTGGGGCTGTGGCAACTGGCATACGCGAGCAATATGGACTTGAGTAATCCCGTGAACTATGGTGCAGCGCGGTCGGCGATGCGCTCTTTCAAAACCGACGCGGGCTTACCGTTCGGCGCGCTCACGAGTGCGGAGGACACCTACCTGATCGTTCCGCCGTCGCTTGAAGAGGCCGCGCGTCAATTGCTCCATTCCGAATTTATGGTTGGCGCGTTTGCGAGTGCGAGCGTGCCCGCGAGCAATATCTGGAAAAACAGCGCGAATCTGATCGTCAGTGAATATCTATCATAGGCTGGACCGGCGATAGCACGATACGGATGGATAGAGATCCGATTCGAGCCATCCAAAGAATCGGCCGCTCGCGACGGGTGAGAGAGATAGCCAGTGGTATACGCCAGCTCTGACGACATGATAGCCAGGTATCCGAATCGAGACCTCGTGCAATTGACGAACGAAGACCCGACACAGACGACGATCAACACCGCAGTCATCGATCAAGCTCTGGCGGACGCCTCAGCAGAGATAGATGGATATCTTGATGGGCGGTTCGCATTGCCATTGACTGATCCGCCGACGGTGCTGAATCGACTTGCCTGTGACGTTGCAATGTACCGGCTGCAAGCTTTGCGTCCAATCCATGACATGGCAGACGCGCGTCAACGCTACGATGACGCAGTGCAACTACTGATGCGGGTCGCGAGCGGCGAAGTAACTCTGGGACTAACTGCCGATAACCTGGAGCCCGCCGAAGGATTAGACGTGATTCAGACCGACAAGAGCTGCGGCGGGGCGCCGGTGCGTATTTTCAGCCGGCGCACGTTGCAAAGCTATTAGTCGCAGGAGACTAGCGAATGGCGGCAATAGTACTTGACGGTCCCTGGGCTGGAAGCTCGTTCGCACCGCCGCTGCCGATCGACATTGGGACGATTGAACTAGCGATTGTGGCACAACTGACGTCGCAAATAACTACGGTCGAAGTCGCCCATTTTCCAGATGTGCCACAAGCGTACCGCTTGACGCATCGAATCGGCGCGGCACTGGTGCGGTATCAAGGTGCGGACTATGGGCCGCTGCATGATACAGCTGCAATCGTTCAGGAACGCTCACTCAAGTTCGCAGTATCGCTACTAGTACGTGATGTTGGGTGGAGCTACGGCGGTGAGCCCGGCGGGACGAGTCCAGGTGGGTACGCACTGATCGAAAGTGTGCGCCGAGCGTTAACCGGTTTCAGACTTCCCGGCTTTAGCAAGATCTATCCAGTGCGAGAAAAGTTTCTGGAGCGGGACAAGCAAGGCGGCGTGTGGATCTATGAGATTTCCTTTGCGCTCAAGACGCTGGCCGTAGAGCCTTCCAGCGTAGATAACTATCCACTCTTTGTGCTGGGCGTTGCGCAAGAGAAAGGGGGAATCACCACTGTCACCGTGGCAGCTGCGCCGTATTCATTCGACGTCAACGGTGAAATTACGCTGCCGAATGGGAATATTACGGCAATTCAGGTTCTGAACCCTTCGACCGGAACGGCGTACAGTGCGGATGCTGACTACAGTGTGAACGCCGTATCGGGTGTTATTTACCTTGACCCCACTGGAGCAATCCAGTTGGGGGCCACGGTGCATATCAGCTATAGCTACGGTGACATCGTGGTCGCGACCCCAGCGGAAAACAGTAACCCAACATCGAGCGAAAGCTGAACCGCAGGTGGGCACGCCACTCGTTGGTGTCACCACCGCCTGCATGTCTCAGTAACGGTCGGCTCCGACTATTTTTCGGTTCGCGTAGAAAACCTTAACAGAGGTGAAACTGAATGCCCGCGTCATTTCTTCACGGCGTCGAAGTAATCGAAACCACTACCGGCCCCGCGCCCATAACGGTAGTCAAATCGTCAGTGATCGGGTTGGTCGGTACGGCGCCGGTATGGAATGTCCAGACACCCGCATCGGCACCAGCCACGAACGTGCCGACGCTGGTCGGTTCAGCGCTCGACGCAACGAACTTTGGTGCAATGGTCCAAGGCTACACAATCCCGTACGCGCTGAACGCGATCCTCCAGCAAGGCGCGGGCCAAGTGATCGTAATAAATGTATTCGACCCCACGCTGCATGCTACTTACCTGATTCTCTCAGGGACATTCTCCGCGGCCGGAGCAATCAACCTCGGGCATATGGGGATCGGCACTCTCGCTGTGCTGCCAACGACGACTACGTCCGAGACCGGTGAAGTGCATACGTTTGGGGGTTCACCGGCGACGATCCAGTTGAATCATGCCAATGTCGTAAGCGCAACAGTAGTTGTCACGAGCGATCCATCGGGCACCACTTATGTTCAAGGAACTGACTATTCAATCAATGCTGTAACCGGGTTGGTCAGCCGGTTGGCAGGCGGTGCTATCGGCGAGACGGAGGAGGTGCTGGTTAATTATAGCTACTATTCGGGAACGCCGTATTTAGCCGGGCACGATTATGACATGGATCCGATCAACGGCATCGTCACGCTGATATCAGGCGGCGCTATTGCGGTAGGTGCGACGGTGGCAGTCTCATTCAGTTACGGGGATCCGGGCAAAGTCCAGGATAGCGACATCGTTGGAGCTGTAACTAACGGCAATTATTCCGGCTTGCAGGGGCTGCTAACGACGTTCGGTACCATGGGCTTCTTTGCGAAAGTGCTGATCGCGCCGGGCTATTCGCAGAATGCGGACGTCGCCGATGCGATGCTGGCATTGGCGGGACAGATTCGCGGTATGGCATTGATCGACTCGCCACCGAGTACAACTCCGGCGAATGCGATAGCGAATCGAGGGGCAGCTGGTAATGCGTTTGACACGAGCTCAACGCGAGCGATCCTCTGCTATCCGCAAGAGATGTTCTACGACACCGGATTGGTACCTACCGGCGTGACATTGAATGGGACCACGCCGGTTCAAGAGGTGGCGAATCAGAATGCGGTGGGACCATATTCGCAATGGGTCGCAGGCGCGATAGCGTACCAGGATTTGCAGAATGGCTATTGGTGGTCGCCCTCGAATACGGAGGTCAGCGGGATACTGGGTCCGGACGTGACACTCTATGCTTCACTGCTGGATGCGTCGTCGGACTCAAACAATCTGAACGCCAACGGAATTATGACCGTGTTCAATGCGTTCGGCACCGGCCTCAGAGTATGGGGCAACCGCTCTGCCGGCTTTCCGACCATCACCACCCCCGACAACTTTATAAGCATTCGGCGGACGATGGATGTGATCGAAGAATCGGTAGAGTTGGCGATGCTTCAGTTCATGGATCAACCGATTACGAATGGTCTGATCACAGCAATTCTCGCGACCGTCAACGCATTTCTGCGCAGCCTTATTCAGCGCGGGGCGCTGGTCGCGGGCACGGCATCGTTCAATCCAGCGGAGAATCCTCCAAGCCAGATCGCTGCGGGTCAACTGGTATTCGATATCGATGTGATGCCGCCGCCACCGGCCGAGCGGCTGACTTTCAATGTCTATATCGATTCGACGCTGCTGAGCCAGCTAGGCAACACGAGCGCGGTCACGGGCACCGCAGCCAACGCCTGAGGCAGCGCTAAGGCAACAATCGGCGGAAGCCGTGGGCTAAGCGGAAGGTGTGTCAACTATGAATATAGCAGTTAATCGAATCACAAACGCCAATATCTATATCGACGGAGTAGGGTTGCTCGGACGCGCGGAAGAGATCGAAGTTGCGCAGCCCAGGCAACGGATGGTGGATCACAAGGCGCTCGGCATGGCTGGAACGGCAGAATTCTGGGCGGGCGTCGATAAGCTCGAAGCGAAGATCAAGTGGGCTTCGTTGTATCAAGAGGCGTTGTCGGTGGTGGCCAGTCCTTTTAATTCGCACTCGTTTCAAGTGATGGGAGACATTGAGCAATACACGAGCCAGGGGCTCACTGCCGAGCTGCCCCTAGTCTATCTCATGACCGGTGTCTTCAAAGAGGCGGGTAACTTCACATTCCGGCAGCACGAGAACGTAGATACTACTTCGGTGATTAGCGTTTATCATTCGGAACTTTATATTTCGGGGACGCAGATCCATCTGTATGACGTGTTAGCGAATATCTACGTAGTGAACGGTGTGGATCAACTCTCGGAATTCCGCTCTAACCTGGGCGGCTGAAACTAACTATCAGAACGATAAGACTGTGGTTGCAACCATGGAAGATTCGATAAGAGAGATTAAATTGCCTTCCGGCCGCACGGCGATTGTCCGCAAAGGTTTTGGCAGAGATCTGATGCGTGCTCACAG